CCAACAAATCTTTTTCTTTTTTACTCATGTTAATATCTCCTTGATATTATTTTAGTTATAGTTACCAATATGTCAACGTAATTTAACATTACGTTTACACACTCTCTGTTACACTCTATACCAATACGTTATGCCATCAAAGTTAACACTTTCATGGTCGTATTGTTGATCACGTGCAAATGCCTCAATGTCTATGTAGCATTGTAAAGCCTCATCTACTTGGTTGAATTCTAAAAAGTAATCCCACATGTAGTCCTCAAAATAACTATCCCTTATGAAAGTAACTCCAAATTCTAGGTGTTTCATTCCATCATCGTAGTTATCGCAAAACTGCTTGACTATACTTTCTAAGGCAAAGTCTCTATCGTCTTTGTTATTTTTTATATAATCAAGTATGTCTCTGCTATCAAACACATCTTCACAATTATGAATTTCTTTATCCATTACACATCCTCCAAGAACCTATCGCCATACGATTCCAATGCATGTATAGCCTGTTCGATTACGTTCTGTTCGTATTGA